TGTACGGGCGCATGTCACGTGGCAAGTTGGTTATGCCTGCAGGTGAATTGAAAGTACCGAAAAAATATCTTGAAATCACGGACGCACTGTACGACCTGGTGGAGGATACCCTTAAAGGTCTTACCACATTTAAGCCTGACGTGGGTGCGCCGGTAGTTGGCAAGGTGAAGGTAAAACTTCCATACTACCTGGCTTCTTTAGACAAGATGAAGCCCAACGAAGGCACGGTAGCAAAGTTTTCGGCAAAGAATAAAGGCCCTTACATTGTTTCGGACAAACTTGACGGTGTATCAATTGCAGTCGTGTACGCTTCAGGCAAGCCAACAAAAGCCTACACACGCGGCGACGGCGCTATCGGCGGCGACATTTCTTTCTTAGTACCGCATCTTGGACTCCCGTCATACAAAGGTGACTTGGCTCTGCGCGGTGAAGTGATTATGCCAAAAGCTAAGTTTGAACAGTTTGCGAATGAGTTTCGTAATCCGCGCAACCTTACCAGCGGCATCTTGAATAAAAAGGGTGTGCATCCGGCAATTGAGCACGTCGACGTCGTCGTCTACGAAGTATTGTCGCCACGAGGTGTGCCCAGTAAACAACTGCGGGAATTGAAGGCACTCGGCTTTCACGTTGTTCCGCATCAAGTGGTGTCTCGCATTTCTGACGAGGTATTAGCGTCGATGCTGAAGACCCGCCGTGCCAGGTCGCATTATGAACTTGACGGTTTGGTAGTAGCGCAAGATGCAAAAACAACTTTGCCTACGGATGATAACCCAAGTTATGCAATGGCTTTCAAATCCGACAGCGAAGGCAATCTCGCACAATCTCGGGTAATTAAAGTGTGGTGGGAAGCCTCGAAGCACCGAATGTTGAAACCACGCGTCGAGATTGAGCCGGTAGAATTGGCGGGCGTTGATGTCAAGTTTGCTACTGGAATTAACGCGAAGTGGATTATTGATAACCGCGTAGGCCCCGGTGCTATTGTCGAGTTGACCCGTAGCGGAGAGGTAATTCCCAAAATTCTCAAAGTGTTGAAACCCGCTAAAGCGCCTCAGTTACCTAGTGAACCGTACATTTGGAACAAAACCAAAGTTGATTTGTTGTTAGCTGAAGATGTAGTACATACCGGAACGATTGTCAAACAGTTGAGTGCTTTTGTGCAAGCCGGTCTTGGTGCCGAACACGTTGCTGAAGGAATTTTGGCTAAACTCTATGACGCCGGTTTTACTAACGCCGGTAAGTTGCTGCGGGCAAAACCGGCAGACTTTTTGAAAGTCGAGGGCATCAAGGAAACGATGGCTAATAAGATTTATCAGCAATTACAGAAAGGTTGTGCCGCCGCAGATATAAATGCGGTTGCTGCCAACTGTGGTATCTTTGGTCTAGGCATGGGTTCCCGCAGAATAAAGCTAATTTCCGATAAGTATGATCTGTTCAAGCTATCTGAACAACCGTCCAAACAGGTATTGACGAAAGTCTTGGCAATTCCCGGATTTAGCAATATTACCGCAAAACAGTTTGCAGATAATCTTGCGACTTTCATCGGCTGGGTTGAAAAGTTGCCGATTCAGTTCAAGAAGGCCACGCCTGTGAAAGTGGCAGGTAGCAAGATGCAAGGCCAGGCAGTATGCGTGTCAGGCTTTAGAAATGACGCATTGCGGGTATTTGTTGAATCTCAGGGTGGTACGTTTTCAGAGTCTATGAAATCAAATACTACGATTCTTATAGTTAAAGACAAATTAAAAACAAGCAGTAAGATTGAAAATGCCTTGTCTAAAGGATTAAAAATATATAGTCTTGTGGAGTTTGCAAAACATTATGGCTTCAGTTCCTAATAATATACTAGCTTTGAGGAAGAAAAGTCTACTATGGCAAGCATTTGCGGGTGCTAAAAATAAACAGAAGCGTATAAAGGCGCATTCGATGTGGGACGAAGGCTTTACTAAGGTCGAGATTGCTGCCTACTTTAATGTTCTACCTCATATGATTAGCCGACTGGCTGTAAAATGCAAATGGGTAATTCGTCACCCTGACAAGCGCGGGGCAGTTGTACTAGAGGGCAAACGCGTGTACAATTTATATGTACAGCAAAAACAAACGTCAAAGGAAATTGCTAAAATTTACGGGTGCAGTAATGTAACAGTATTAAATTTCCTTAGGAAGCTTGAAATACCTATTAGACATTCAGCAGACGCGCAAAGTAAGGGGCGCTTCGATACAGACTTTTACAAAGAATGCAAACGTTTATATCTAAGCGGTCTGTCATTTGATAGTATAGCACGTCAATTCAAAACAGCGGCTCATAGGCTAAGTAAAGTTGCTAAGAAAGAAGGTTGGTTTCGTACCAAATCTGACTGGGTACGAGAATTTTTGTATGAGGAAATGCGTCATCGTCGTGAGAGGGACGCTGAAAGAAAGCTAGAAGGTGTTTCATATGTAGTATCATTCCAAGAGTTTAATTCAGTTATCTCGTATTTAACTAAACTTGTTAGACCCCAGATTTCTAAAAGGCCCGCGCCCTTTCGTGGAAACGTTCTATACCATTTAGACCATAGATTTTCAAAGCATGACGCTTACTATTTTTCGAGATCCTATATAAACCCTCCAACTGTTTATGAAATTTCACACCCGTGTAACTTGCAGTGGTTGAAAGAAACTGATAATTTGGTTAAAAGTCATAAATCAGATATAACGCTTAGCAAACTTCGCCATCGGATTCAAAAATACAATGCTAAATTTGGCGACCCTTTTGAAGATGGTATTTCACGTGGTGCAAGCGGCTTATACTACCCACCGCTTAAATATATTTGAAAGGAGCAGCAAATTGTTGCGCAAGGTGGTACAATTGCCAGCGGTGTAAACTCTAAAACTACTATTCTAGTATGCAAAGATCCTAACAGCGGTAGTTCTAAAAATGTTAAAGCGCAGCAACTCGGCATACCTGTGATGACGCTAGAGCAATTCAAGAGGAAATACGGATTATGAAACTTCTTATCAGTGTCTCGTCCAACTTAGACCATTTCAAGCAAGCCTTGGTTAAGTTGTGTAAAGAGTATTATCGTCATATTCCGCTATCTTTGATCGGTGACTATGCAAATGCCTCTGGTATCAAACTGATTGATGAAGACGGTTCAGAGTGGGAGGGGTTCCTTACCGGACGAGAGGGACGTGCAACCATTCAATTAGCAGATGCTCACGGAAAAACTTTGCATGAAGCTCTGCAATTACAGTGGTACAAAATGCCGTCTGGCAAATATGAACTCAACGCGTATGTGAGCTAACTATGTTTCAATCCAAAATACCTTTCACGTATTACCCGCTGAAAATCCTTAAAACGTTGGTTGCTACCTATAAAGAATTGATAGCGATTAATCAAAAACACTTAGAGAACGTAATCAATGGATACAACAAAAAGCATACAGAAGATAGTAGCGCACCACCAATCCCTAGTGACCTTCATAGACCGGGCGCTGGAAAACAGTGATGATGCGCAGTGGGCACCGATAGAACAGTTGATAACCAGTTGGACCGAGCATTGCCTGGAAGAATATAATCTTATGCTTGGAATTGGCTACCCTCTTGAGTCACGTCATGCCCATTCTGAAGACCATGCTATAATTGCCGAATTAATTACTAAAACTATTTATTCAGCAACCGATCAAGAACTTGAGGAAAGTCTGCATTACTTACGTGCACGCGTCGTTGACCATGTCGAAGATTTTGACCGTGCGTATCTTGAATACTAATAGAGACCTGAAATGCGTATCCTAATATCACTCTCTGCCAAGGTAGAGTTTGTTAAAGGTGACCGTGTTGCCTTTCGTGCTGCAAAAGACGAATGGTACGTCGGTACTGTTACCTCGGTTCGTAGCGGAAATGTAGGTATTCTTTTTGATGATGGTCTTAAAGGTGAGCCTGCTAAACCTACGGCACGTAGTTGGAAGAAGCTTGCTCCGGTTAAAAAGATTAAGCGTCCATTATCGGACGCAGCAGTGGCAAAACTGCCATTAGTTGAGTCGGTAGCAACACCAAAACGCGCCCCCAAAGCAGCACTGGTTAAAAAGTCTACGCCACGTGTAATTGCCGCACCGACGGCTACTAAGGCCCCTGTAAAGTTGGCAAAACACGCTGAGTATGCGGCAGGTCGCATTACCGCGGAAGAAAAACACCTATTAGCAGTACTTGGGATGCACAGTGAGTACGCACATGCCACGGATGACCACAAACGTCACGGACCGGTTGCAAAAATAAAGTACTTGGATCTAATTTATACCAAAGCTAATAGCTTATTCTTCCATAATCGGATGACACGACCCGTACTGTATCTGATGAAAGACATGGGTACGTCATTTCGAGGTAGGGGTTACTGGCAACCGAGTAGGCGTAAGATAGGTATTAGCCCACGTCTGTTTCTAAGCAACGAAGAACAGGTATTGACGACGTTGGTGCACGAAATGTGTCATCAAGCTGTTTCGGAAATTGATCGTGTGCCTACCGACAACCACGGTCCTCATTGGAATGACTGGATGCGTAAGTGTGGACTTACTCCTAGCCGGTATAGTCAGTATGACAACGAAACCTACATGACCGAAGGGGAACGCGCGGCACATCAAAAGAAACTGGCAAATAGAGAAGTTGCCAAAGAGACAGCAGTAAAAGAGGGAATGCGTAGAATGTATCCACGCAGTTTAGAACCTGCACAATACCATGACGCGGATTCAAATAAATGGATTAAGGGTTTGATAGTAGGTCCGAATGACCAAGCTGGAAAACGGTGGGGAGTTGTAGTAGATCCTTATTCACGCAGCTGGAAAGTCATACCTTCGGATTGGTTCTATGAACTTCCCCCAGCCGAACACGCAAAATATATGGACGGCACTTACATGAAGGCGGCACAGGCTATAAACGACTATAAAAATCAAAAAGATCAAAAACGCCAAGAACGCAGTGGCTTTAGAAAAATAGCACGTGGTCTATATGGGATTTGACAATAAAATGATTAGAACAGCTAAAGAAATTTCCAAGTTGCCGAAGTTTGCAAAGAATCGGTGCGGCGGTGTTTACCGCTTATCTGACCTAACTTACATCGATAACATTGACGGTTTTGGAGTAGAAAAAGCACACTCGGATATTAAAAACCGAGGCTTTATTGGACATGCTACTATAAAAGCTTTCCAATCAATTTGCTGTGGCGCTATCAATGAGGTACAGATTGCTGAAGTTATTTCAGCCATCGAGGCTGGACATGGTATTGCCTGTCCGCAGGCCTATTTAGACATTGATAGCTATATGTCGTCCGGCCACGGTAAATGCAAGGTAGCAACATTTACCGGATTTAATACTAGCGTTGCCCTTTCCCGATTGGGCATTGAAGAAATGGAATTTCAGTTTATATTACTCGGGTATGGAATGCGAAATATCGAGAATCCTACTAATTTTTTCAACTGGGTAAGCGCAGGTATTCATACCATGTGTAATACCTTCATCAAAACACCGTTTAATAAACTAACGATTGGAGTCTAACGTGTCTACAACCATCATTTCCTTAAGCAAGAAAAAGAATAACCGCAGCACCTTCCTGTCAGCCTTGATGAAAGGCCTGGGTGGTGATACCGGTAACTCAATTGCTGACGCTTTCGTTAGTTCAGACCCGGAGAGTTTCAAAAAGGCCATGGCCCAGATTGTCGACAAACTCACGGAATCAATGCCGAATGCTAGTAAGTAAGGCAATGTTTGAAATTTCTAATTTAACCGGATTGAAACACTGCAAAGGTGGACAAGGTGACAGACTTACTTGAAAAGGTTGCAATGCAGTTGATTGGGCAAGCCAACAGTGGTCTCGTTACTTGGTTGTTAATTGCAATCGGTTATTTAGGTTGGACATTACATCAGAACAAAAAAGAGTGTCGGGCTGAGATTAAGCAATATTACGACTTAGTAGAGAAACTGCAAACCTCTATAAACTTGAAAAATGGTGAAGAGCGGGACATGCTACTTTCTGTTATTGACAAGTACCATCAAAGTCAGATCGGTATCCGAGAAGCCATCAGTGAAATCAAGTCGGTATTAACGACTATTTCAATGATGCAAAAATAGGTGAGGTAATGTTAAATTTACGTGATACCTGGGAAGTGATTAAAGACAAGTTAATAGGCTCCCGTTACCGGGCGCCTCTTATTGCTTGCCCGGTGCCTGAATTTATTGAACTTCCTACCATCTCGGGCTTTAATAGCGTTGCTTTTGATATTCAGCAAGAGTTAGCTGAAACTAGAAGGTCTGCTTCCGCTATACTAACCTCGTTGGTGCGTTCTTCTGAAGAGGAACGCAGACGCCTGGAGCTTATTTTTGATAGTATCGGTGATGCAATCCTACTGATAGACGAAAATGGTGAAATAACGGCTTGTAACCGGACTGCTCGACAGTTATTGTCCCTCTCCTCTGAAAATTTAATCGGCCAACGTATTTGTGAACACGTACCTGAGATTTGTGAAAAAATCGGAACAATTATTGAGTTGCGTGATTCGTATACCAGCTACTTGAAGTCTGGCTGGTGCCTCATGAAATGCCCAAACGGCTGTAAACATACCTGTACGCCAGAGGAGCTTTCAGATCAGTATGCGGAATACCTACGAAAAGTTGAAACGCCCTTAAATACGGCAATACGCTTCGACTATTTACGTCCAGACGGTACAACGGTACAGCTACAAATAGTCATAAATATTCTTACCTTGAATCCCTATGCTACTACCTTTGGGTTTGTCATAGTATTACGCGATCTAACGCGGGCTACCTATTGGGAAGACAGCGCATTACATATGCAGTCGGCGTCCTCCGGACTAATGTCACTCCTTTCAGTTCCCGTTTTTTATAAGGATGCTGAATACCATTTTACTTCTGTTAATAAACCCTTACGTGACTTATTAAATGTCGTAGATGAAGAGATTATTGGTAAAACGGTATTTGAAATATTTGAACAGTCCTGCGCAGAACAGTTAGACCAATTTGATAGGTCTGTATCGGCTTCCAACGAAACGCAACAAGTAACCCTACCGTTACATACCTTGAAAGGTATAGTGCAAACGGTAAACGTAATAAGCCGGGCAATTCGTACCGGTAAAAAAGTTACGGGTGTAACGGGTGCAATTATCAATAAAGAGCCGATAAATGAACGTACCCGCAGTAGCATTTTTGCAGCTGCCGCTAAAGCAGTTGTTTTTACAGGTGCCGATGATTTGGTAGTTGGTTGCAACGATGAATTTTTAAGACTAAGTGCTTTACAAAAGTCACAAGTAATTGGTAAGTCTATCAATTCGACTGAGCTTGCCTCTTTACTCAGTGGGTGCGAGTTGCTTGTGTCCGATACTGTGCAGTTAGGTACCCTTGAGTACGGAAGAATACGGTTGCCTGTGGTAGAATCAACAGGCGATGCTACAAGTAGCGTATACGTTTTATTCCAGAATCTTTGAATGAGGACATAATGAGCATCGTCAGCTTTATGAAATGCCTAACGGCAATGGACCTAAGTCTTGTGATGAAGGACGTTAAATCTATCTCACGCTTGTATAAACAGTGGGAAACTGATTCAACAGACGTAGCTCGTCAATACGGTATCTATCGAGACTTCGTGCGTATTTCAGGACAATTTCAAAAGACTTGGGAATTTACTGAAGCCCACGGTACACAATTAGGTGCGGCTTTAAAAACAGCATTACCAAAGTTTGTTGCCGACACATCAATAACCCATGAACAGATTGCTTTGCTGAAAGATTTATCACTGTTTATGCGTAAAGATAGTGGACCTGCTTGGACACGCATCAGTAAAAATGTCTCATTGCTTGGTGATAACCAGCTAGCGGCACTTTTCTTAGATGACGACTCTAATGAAGTTGCGGATCTGTCTACTCAGCAAACCTTAGAAAAAATTGTTTTCCAACTTACCGGTCGTAAAAACGACCCATTGCTCTCATACAATGAGGTAAGTGAAGGTAAAAAAACTCACCCAAAGCTACTCGATAAGTATATAGCCTTGCGTAAAGACTTTAAGGCTAGGTTTACCCAAGCTTTATTGAAGTTTGTACGAATCTCAGGTAAACCGATTGTCGATATTAAGTCAGCTAAAAATTATTTGAAGGCAATGGGTTGCGATTACTTGCCCATCGGTTTTGTAGGTAAGGTAGACGAAAAAGGCAAGCTCTATACCACGCAAGGCAAGGCTTTGAAAGGTACCATGGTTGGACGTTTTGAAATGAATGTCAACTATGATCCGAAAACAGATGACACGTATTACGCACGGTTGCTTGGTGATATGCGCGGTGAACTACGCACCGCGGAGTTCTTAAAGCATAGTAAGACAGTGCGTATGAGTAAAGTTGGTGACTTTAGCGATAATCTTGAAAGGCATCGTACACAATGGCTGAAAGGTTTAGATAGCCTAGATGCTGAAATTCGGATTGCTGCAACGATTATTGAGGCTATTCACCTAACACATGCACGTATCGGCGGTGTCAATAATCAGAATGACGGTAAACCCACGTACGGCATGTCGACTTTGTTGGTAAAACAGATACGTCAGACAACGCAGGGCCTGGAATTTAAGTACCCGGGTAAAAAAGGTACGATACAACATCATACTATTCACCCCAATGCGCAAAGTAATAGAAAAGTAATTGCAAACATTAAAGAATGTTTGAAAAACAAAAATTCTAATGACGTAGTATTTACTATCAACGGTCGCCCGATTAAACCGCGTGAAGTAAACGGTTATTTGCGCAGCCTTGGCGTATCAGTTACCGTACATAAGTTCCGCCACGCAATTGCTACAAGTGCTGCTAAGAAAATGTTGGAGAAATCACCCTTCAACAAACGTAATGTGCCGACGCAGGCCCAGGCAGAGCGTTGGATCAAAGAAGAAGCTTTGAAGATCGGTACCTTGTTACATCACCGCTCGGGTTCTGGTGATAAACAGAAAGTAACCAGTGCAACTGCTTTTGCTGCGTATATCGATCCCGCAATTGTTAAAGATTGGTTCATGGATCTTGGCTTACGTGTGCCTAAGTGGTTGCCTGAATTTGAAGACGACGAATAATTTGACGCCATGACACTACCCTCGACAGGACCAATATCTATAGGTAATCTACAGTCCGAGTTTGGAGGTACGGTGCCTATTTCTTTGAGTGAATACTATAAGAATGGCACTTATGTTAAGGCGTCGGATATCACACCCAACGTAGCTAGTTCTGGAACACAGGCTTTGTCTAATTTTAGAGGATCGTCAAAGTTAGTACTCACGTACATTGGGGCAAACTACCGGGACGGGCCCGGGGCATTAAACTACCCAGTCGGTACTCAAACGGGTGATCTAATTGTTTATATACAGGCAGGTTTTGGTTATACGGCACCTTCTGTTACTGCCGGTACTTTCGTTTTTCAATATTCAGCTACCGCAGTTACTTATGGATACGTGCGTACCGTTTGGACAAAGCTTTCAAATGGAGAAGCGGGCATAAGTAATACGCAGCGGGAATCCTTATTTGGCCAAGAAGTTTATGTATTTCGAGGGGCTTCGGCGGTCCACACCTCTTGGAGTTTTTCAGATATGTCTCTCGGCGCTACAGTGCCGATAAGCATTACAAAGTCAGGAATGCTACTCTGTAGTGCGCATGATCGCGGTGCAGGGTATCCTGTTTTTTCGGGACCTGCTGGACGTACCTCAGCAACCGCAATGTCGTATGCGTTAACCTATTTTACATGCCGCAGCCACCTATGCACTAATTATCAATCTGGTGACATTGCATATTGTACCGAAGTTGCCGATGCCTACACTACAAACGTGTGCGGTATAGTTGTGTATTAAACAAAGGGAAGTTAAATGCTAATCATTGCCGATCCACAAGCGTGGGCACAGTCAAACGGCTACACGCTACACGCCATACAAGACGTCAATTTTGCAGTATCTTTCGGCGAACGTCCGTTGGGTGCGCTGGTAAAAGTATCTGGTGGTTACAAATTTGCGTCTGAATCCGTCGCTGATAATGTAGCCAATACCGACTACGAAGAAAATGTTGATGATAAATTTGTCAGCCGTAACTTTGGCCTGAGTGACTTATTGCCCTTTGCTGGTACGCAATTTCAAAAAGACCAAACAGAAATTGCACTGTCACCGCAGGCCTCCGGTACCGGTTTCGCCGAGCGGGTAAGTGACTGCAACTACTGGTTACCCTACGCAGCCGAGCACTATTGTCTCAGCCGTGATTTACGCGATTATGTGTTAGTTCCGATACCTGCAATCTTTAGTGATTTACCGAATACTAACGGCGATAGCCTGAGTATCAAACAAATGCTGCGATTTGATCCAGAGTTGGGTATGCAGATGTATAAGTCGTTCAAAGGTAAACCCACCTACTTAGAGCACGATAACCGCGACATTACCCGCGCCAAGGGTGTGATACTCGATGCTTTTTTACGTCCAGTACCGTTCAACACCAAGTATTACAAGATTGTACTATTGTTAGCCTACGACCGTACTAAAGACTCTGCCTTGGCGCAAGCAATCCTATCGAAGGAATCCAATGCCTATTCCGTCGGCTTCTACTACAGTAGTTACCGGTGTAGTATCTGCGGTACGCAGGTAGGTAAAGGTGTTAATACCCGCCCGTGCGCACATACTATGCTGGGTAAACCTACGTACCAGCAACCGGATGGTAAAGTGGTGTTTCGGCAATGTGAAAACGCTGTCGGATTTGAGTGCAGTGCCGTCAATACACCAGCGTTTACCAGTGCTATTGGCCCAACGGTGTACGATCCACGGAGTATGTAACCGGTAGTTTTTGTCGATTCTAGCAGAAATAGCATTTTTCTGTATATAGTAATTTAACTTTGAAGTTGTAGTTGTTTTACACATGGCCGCAAGGTCTATTTTTAACAGGAGCCTATACACATGCCTAAGAAAGAAACCCAGTTTCACGGCATCCTGGCTGTAGGACGCACCAAGACAGATGCCATTAACAATTACAGGCTTCTGGCAATGAGCAAGGGTGCAGCCGTCCAAGTTGACAGTGGTCGCAGTATCGCCTTTGTCACTCAAGCCAGTTCTGCTGATGGGATGTTCAATCCTATGTCAGGCAATATGGATTTAGAAACTGATGAGGACGTCCTCAAGCAGTTGGAGTTTGCTTCAAATTCCAGCGGCGATGTGGAAGTTAATCACCTGGTTTGTACATCCGGTTGCGGTGCACATATTATTTTTGACAGTGCGGAGTTGGTTAAATTCTGCCCGCATTGTACCTCTGCTTTGTCAAGTGACGAGGGCGACGAAGAATCCGAAGAATCTGAGGATGTCGACTTTGATGATGACGAAGATGATTCTGACGTTGAAGATGATGCCGGTGAAGACTTAGATGCTTCTGAATCCGGTGACGAAGACGAATCCGAAGACGGCGACGAAGACAGTGACGAATCCGACGAGGAATCCGAAGACGGCGACGAAGCGGGTGACGAAGAGGAATCCGACGAGGACTCTGATGAACCTGCTGAAGATGATGCAGATTCAAAAGAAGAAGCTGACGAGGAAGAGATGCCCCCACTTACAGACGACGATGGTGAAATTGTTATCTCATCCGAAGGTAATGATAATAGCGTGATTGTTGCTGCTTCATCCCTGGACGAAGCAACAAACCTGTTCCGCAAACATCTACCTGCTGCTTCTTTATCTTCAGATAGCTCCAACATCGAAGCCCATTACAAGGTTTGCGCATCCGAAGAGTGCGGTGCTCATATCGTGGCTACCGACGAAATCGCGGAATGCCCAGCTTGTCATGCGGAAGCGGTTGAACCGGATGCTGAAAAGCCCGCTGAAGAAGCCTCTGATGTTGAGAAAGAAGAGGAAGCTAAGCCTGTTGAGGAAGCAAAGACTGAGGATACGCCCGCCATTATTGAGCCGGCCGCTGCCGAGTCTTCCGACGAAGGTGACGAAGAAGAATCCGAAGAAGCTGAAGAGAATACTCTCGAACTGTCTGACGATGACGGCAATATCCTCGAAGAAGATACCGAAGAGGTTGACGCAATGAATGACGTAGAGGATGAAGAATCCGAATCGTCTAATGACCTTGACGTTAGCTATAGCAGTGCTGTCGCAGGTAAGCCGATTTGGACTGCCTTCTATAAGGGCATGCCAATCGCCATTGCTTCCAAGGAATCAGTTGGCAAAAACGCAGATATGTTTGATACTCCCTCCTTCGGCCATGCTGTTCTGGCAACTGCCAAGGTCTCGGGTGTCAAGAAAGCACTTGGCGAACTTGGTTTTGCCGCCATCAAACATAAGGTCTCGGTGTCTAAAGCCGTTCGCCGGATGGTTGAAACTCAAGTTGCCGAAGCACGCGCCAGTATCGCCACTGAACAACAACAGTTCAAAGAGCGGTTTAGTGCGGCTTTAGCTGCGTCAGCCGTTGGCCTGAATCGTGGTTTCTTTGCTGAAAAGAAAAACCCGATCAAAGCTGCCTTGTGGAATTCAATGAGCAGTGCGGGGATCCGCAATCCCGAGTCGTTGATTGACACCGTTTTCAAGAGCCATTCAGATGCGTATCACAAGGTTCTTTTTGAACTTGCTACTGACCTGGCCACAAAACCGGTAGAAGTTCAAGATAGCTTGTCCAAGGCAATTCATGGTATGTCGTATCAAGAAGTTAGTACTTCATCAGGTGAGACAATCGAAGGTCGTCTGGAAACAATGGGCACTTCCGTCTCAGCAGATGAAAGTGCGCCCAATGCTCAGCCCGCGGGGGCTGTAGATCGTCAGCAAATTTCCCATGCTGTCAAATCACTCGGCCGCCGTGGTCGGTAATCTTTTCATTAGGAGTTAACGATGCTTCAATTACGTAATACTCGCCTGTACAAGTCTCTTTTTGAGAACCTTGCCAGTGGCGTTACCATTCCCGAAGAGGGCATTGCCCTTACCTACATCAAAGAAGCTGGCGATACCAAGGTTGAACTTGGCGTTGTCGGTGGTATGTTTGCTGGCGTCGCGCTGGCTCGTAACATGCCCCCGAGCACACTGCCGATGGTTGAAACTGGCCTTATCCCCGCAACAGGCGCTGGCAAACTGACACGTGCCCCGATTGCTGGTCAGATGCTGGTTAAGATTGACGGTGTTGCTGCTGCGATTGTTGCTGCTGCCCCAGCCGTTGGCGAAGTTTCTGTTGTTGGCGATGCGTATGCCTTCAATGCTGCTGACGCCGGCAAGCAAGCGGCTTTCCAGTATATGTATATGCCTACCGTTGCAGAAGCCCGTTCAGTCATGGGTGACATGCCTTACGGCGGTTTGGCTGCTAATGCTCTTGGCACCGTTGCTGTTGTTAAGCAAGGTGAGATTGCTACTTCCTATTTTGATGCGTCGGCCGATTGGACAAGCGCATTAGAAGCCAAGATTGTTGCTGGTGGCAAGTTTGCACCCGCCGCAGCTGGCACGGGTATCACTGGCGTAGTCGTCAAGAACAGCCCAACCGCTGCCGACCCTTTCCTTATTCTCGAAATCAACGTCGGCTAATCGTCGTTCGTACTAATCAGGAGTTTCAACTATGAAAAATCCGTATGCTGCCGCTCAGGTTGTCCTGAAGAACGGCGATCCCATCACCGAACTTCGCTTCGGCAAGGAGCGTGCTCTTTCTGAGTCAACCGGCGAGTTTAACGCCAATGACAAAAAGGAACTGGTACGTTCAATCTCGAAGATGTTTGATTCGATGTCGTCTGGTGAAATTCGCAGCATGACCGCTGCTGAAAAATCCGCCGATGCCGAGTCACGTCGTGAAGTGGTTGTTGCCGCTTATGCTGATGCTGACAAGTGGGCTTCGTTAGGTGCTGACCTGGCCGTTCAGATTCAAGAGCAGCGCAATCGTGAAGGTTTCCTGCGTCGCGTTGCAATTGGTCAAGACCTCAAGCAAGGCCAACTGCCCCGCGTTAATGTTCCGATGTGGGATGCAATGGCTGTTGTGGCTACTGGCCCCGCAAACGTTCAATTCCAACTGATCCGCAACAAGCAGTTCTACCCGGCTGAGTTTGAAGTCGTGGCAAACCTGCGTTGTGATCGTCTGGAAATGGAACAAGTCGGTGGTGATATCCTCGACAACCTCTACAACCAAGGTCTCGACAGCATCATGGTCAAGGAAGACAAGCTGTGGAAGCAGTCTGCTGACCTGACTGTTGGCGTTGTCAACCCGCTGAACTACATCGGCGGTCAACTGACCCCGCAAATCCTTGCTACCATCCGTCAAGGCATCACCGATTGGAACCTGCCAGCGACAACCGCAATCATCTCCAATGACTTCTGGGCTGACATCATCGGCAACAGCGAGTTTATGACGATGCTTGACCCGGTCACCAAGTATGATCTGGTTATGAACGGCGAACTTGGTACATTGGTTGGTCTGACTCTGCTGACAGACGGTTTCCGTCAGCCGAACCAGAAGGTGCTGAACCGCGGCGAAATCTATGTGCTGTCTACCCCTGAGCATCATGGTTGCTACAGTGATCGTGGTGGTGTTCGTTCAGAGCCGACAACCGGTGCTGACTCGGGCAATACCTCACGCGGTTGGTTGATGTCTGAGATTCTGTCTTGGACCCTGGCCAACCCGCGGTCAGTCTCTAAAGGCCGTCGCGTTTAAGTAGCGTACTAACTGCCTAGTAGGTCACAAACCTACTAGGCGTTTGGTATTCGTGGGGACAAGAGCGACGTTGGTTGCTTTTTCCATAGTGCAACTCCTCACACTATGGAATACCCACCTACTATTGCGACGGAACTCTTTAGGAGACCGATATGGGTAGCGCACGTAAGTACTTGGCACTGGCTCTTGCAGCCTGTCAAACAAAACACTATGAAGAAGCGGGTGTCTTCCTTGCTCAAGCTGCGCAAGAAGAAGACGCCGCCGACCTTGCTAAAGAACTTGGCGCTGACGAAGAAGTTGCTAAACTTGGAAACACAGAAGGTGAGCTTGCTGTAAGTTCCGATGAATCAGATACTTGCGAAGATGATGCTGAAAAAGCGTCAACCTTCGAAGGTGATGATGAGTGGGAAGAAGAAGGTGAGGATGAAGAATCCATATCTTCAACAACACGACGTAAGACTACTACGATGTTCCATATTGGCAAAATCATGGCTGCGGCCATGTCTGTAAGTTCCGATGATGACGCGGATGAAGGTAATGCGGTGGATAATGAGTCCGACGCAGACCCGGATTTTCCAGGTGAGGCATTGGTTCCTGCATCATTCTCAAGCGTTAAAGTGAAGAGCATTGCGGTCAAATCCCCAGTCCGCATGAAGGCTGAGGACTGAGGTAGTTAAAAAGAGCCCTGCCATTCTCTAGCACTTGAGAAGGTGGGGCTTTTTCCTTTTGGGAAGACTAAGTGTGTCCATAATTGCTGAGTTAGCTAACGAAAATTTACTATACATTGCCCTACAAGGTTGTCGTGCCGTTATTGAGAAAGAACTAGGTATCAAGCAGATAGTTTTCTCGATGACTACCAACACCCGGCAAGAGTTTTTTAGACGCGCTCGTGAAACCGGGGAGCTTACCTTCCCTTATGCGTTTCTAAACATGGCCTCGTTGGCAGCAGTCAAAGAATTACAAAATAACTATGCGGTTCAAAAGCATGGTGTGCGGTTTAACATGCCTGGAGTTCGTGCCACTACTACAAAAGGGTACCTATTCCCAATTACGCTCGGTCTGGATTTTCACTACTATGACAGTGAGCCTTCGCGCATTTTAAATATTGCACAGTCGTTGGTCTTATTGTCCGTTACGGATGGACTTTCTTTTAAGATTGACGTTGGTGATATTTTCTCCTTTGTCGTTAGGTTGGAAATACCCTTAGAAACAACGATTATGCTTGAAGACGGACAGGCACCTGATGCACCGGGTGCATCTGACGTAAACGTGCAATTTATTATGCACACAACCGTAGGTTTCTTCCGAGATGTTTCTGCCGTTAATAGTGGACGTCCAACTATGGATATTTCTATAAATGGTGCAGAGTCTTTTACAGTGGATATTCCAACACCATGATTGCAGAAAAAAAATTACCTTATGAAAAAACAGTTGTTACTGAAGTCAAGGTACAACTTGCTGACCTGCTTTCACGCACTGTAGTATTGAAAAATAGCGTTCCTGCAACAATCTCGGTAAACGCTACATTCAATAGTGGTGATACAACAATATCACCCGGTAATCCGTTAAATATCGAGCGCGTTCAGTCCTGTTTAATCTTGTCAAGTATGAGTGACTTTGAGGTTGTATTTCCGGGACCTGAAGAAGTGCTATTGAAGTGCAGGGGTCTCTTCGTTCATAATGGCTCCTGTGGTAGAGTTGTGGTACGTCCACCTCCCGGTATCGATCTGGTTCGGTTACAGTTTATTTGTTCCTAAGAGAGGAACTGCAATGTTAATTGCTGACCGGTTAAGTCACCTACTTATGCGTATCGCTAATAGCGAAGAAAGTACGCTAATGACTGTTGCCTTCATATTGAAGTCATTAGCGTCCATATTTGCATTTTTAGTAGTCGTGATAATATGGGATACCTTACCTTCAATATCACCGATTGGTAATAGAGAAGTTGTTGTGTTTCAGCATACTCACTATGAGCGTCCTGATATAGACATTGTAGAGAACTATGACATTGTTAGATCCGTTGAATTTGAAATTTCAAGAAGGCTTGTGCATAAAGAAACGCTAGATATAATTTTGGTACCCACTTCGCGGGGTTCCTATCAAACAGGACATAAGAGCGAATTATTTGAGGTACCCATAGATTATGCATCTAAAGGCAGATGGTGTTTAGAGAGTACACTCTCTTGGGTAAATGGCTTATCCCTCAGACCGCATAAGCAGTTGTTACCACAACACTGCATAGAGGTGCAATAATGCGAATTTTAGTTGCGTGTTTATTTTTTACCCTTGCTACTTCGGTATATCAATACAACACACATACTATAAGCGGTCCGATTTCGGAATTAGAGACAGATTCACGTTTATTTAATACTCAAGTAAATTCGGTACTCTCTCGCGTTAGACTTGTCTCCAACAATTTGGTAAATCTACTACCTTATTTAGATTGGGAAAATAAAAGTAAGTCTGAACTACAGTTATTACTTGAAAAACGTATTGAGATACTACAGTATGTTAGTATAATTGTGCTGTTCGATAAAAATGGTGTAGAAAAAGCAATTTCCTTAAAGTCAGAACATTCACCCATTAATATCATAGACCGGGAGTATTATCACCGTGCTGAAGAAAGCAGTACTTCTTTTTGGACAGGTCCTATAAAAAATAAGATAGACGGTTCTTTGTCTTACCTGCATATTACCCCAATACGGAAGCATGAAAAATTCAACGGTTTATTGGTAGCTGCAATAACTTTAGACCAATTTGATACGATCTGTTCCCAATCACTGTTACATACAACTCGCGCGGTACTATCTAAAACGAGTGGTGAAGTACTTGCGGGTTGTGGGCTTGATACTACCGTAATGGTTCGGTCACAGACAAAATACTCAGAACTTTTCCCATACCTAGCTACTACCTATACTACTAAAGGGGTTTTTAGAAAAGGTGACTATCTTTATATAGTCACAAAGTTGAAAGAAAATTCAGATTTGGTTGTAGTTGCAGCCAGCCCTCTTAAAGAATATTGGTTAGAGCTATATCAACACATCGTTACCGAGTTGATAATTTTTGTAATAGCCTTGTTGGTACTGTTAGTTCCAGTAAATACACGGTTTCGTAACACTTAGTAATTTAACATACAGATTTTTAACAAGGAGATCCCTATGGGAATGACGCACTCATCCCCGGGTGTATATGTTGCTGAAGTTGATCGCTCACAGCGTCCACAGCAGGCAATATCGACAGTCGCGGTAATTGTTGGTGAAGCGAATCGTGGTCCGGTTGGTCAGCGTGTCTTGGTAACCTCGGAAAGCGAATACGTTGCAACATTTGGTAAGCCCGATGCCACTATCGGTTATATGGGTCATAGCGCAGTTGCCTTCTTTGGTGAAGGTGATCGCTTATATGTTACTCGGGTTGCCCCTGCTGCATTATTTGGCGGTTGTACGGTTGGTTGGGACGGTCACTATAACACGTCTACACCGTGGCTTGGTGGAGAAGCATCACCTGAAAACGTACAGATGTCAACATCTGACTTATTTTCAGTCTATGCTATCAATCCAGGTGACTGGAATGCGGAACTGTTTATTCGTGTTTACCCGAATTCAAAAATCGGCGGCGGCTATTTCTGGCTTGAAGTCTACGTTAAAGGTTCAGCCCAGCCTGTAGAAAAATGGCACTGTCACTTGAAGAGTATCGTTGATGGTTTCGGCACCCAACTAAACATTGAACAACAGGTTAATCGTTATTCAAAGTACATCCAGGTTGTACAAAATCAAGAGCAGACAACGTTTATTAATAATCCCGATGCTCAATTGATAAATACCTTTGATGCTGGTGGAGACCCGGCTTTCTCTGGAATTCAATTGAAAGGTGGTTCAAACGGACGTCGTCCAACAATGTCAGAACTTACAGCTTCTTTGGATCTATACCAGGATCCAGAGTATATTGACATTAATTTGTTGATTAACGGCGGTATCTGTGACCCAGACTTCCAAATGGCGATGGATACTCTCTGTAAGAACCGCATGGACTGCGTTGCGATTCTTGATACACCGAGTGACATGCAAAGTGTTCAGGATGCGATTGCCTATCGTCGTGATATTCTGCATCTGGATAGTTCCTATTCAGCACTTTATACACCCGATGTGTATGCGGCTGACCAGTATAACGACATTCGCCTATATCTCCCACCTTCAGGTTTTGTTGCAGCAGCCTATGCTCGCACTGATCGGGACTTTGAAAGCTGGTTTGCACCAGCAGGTATGACACGCGGTGCTGTTCCAGTGTCAGGCATTCGTACTATTTACGACCAGACAAAGCGTGATGCTTTGTATGAATCGCAAGTTAACGCAATTCGGGTAATTGAAGGTTCCGGAATCAAGATTTGGGGTGCAGATACGCTTCAAGTCATGCCGTCAGCACTGAGCAACATGTCAGTACGTCGTTTGATGATTGTGCTGGAAAAGACGATTGCAAATACCTTGCTGTATGCCGTATTTGATCCGAACGATCAACTGTTACGCACACGCTTGGAAGCAGCCTGCTTTACCTTCTTGAATAATATTCAGAATGCGCGTGGTTTGTATTCCTTTGCAGCAGTGTGTAATGATACCAACAACTCACCTGCGACGATTGCAGCTGGTGATCTGTATGTTGATATTTGGGTTGATCCGGTAATCCCAGCGAAGCGTATTATTTTCAATGCAGTGATTAACCGTACCGGTGTGCATGTTACCGGTAATGCTTAATCTAGTACCCTATATACTTTTGAAAGGAAATAGTTATGCCAAAGCCACAATTAGGCAGGGTAATGTCTGTGATTAAGGACCCGATGGTCTCGGATCACTTTACTCTGGAAATCCCGCAACTCCCATCCGCAGGCGAAGCCGATATTGAAGGTCTGTTAATTCAATGTCAATCAATGTCTAAGCCGGGTGTAACCGTTGATGAGGTTGCTGTTGCTCTGTTTGGTCATACGATTGTGTATGCCGGTCGCAAAGTATTCAACCATGACCTCAACGTTACTTATGTTGAGAACGTGCGTGGTACGATTCATACGACACTCGAAGGGTGGGCGCAAGTTATTCGCGGCACCAAGACACAGCACGGTTCCTTCAAGGGCGGTTCAGCTGGCAACATTGCCTCGGGTTATGCTGTTCTTGGTATTGTCAAAATTTATGACAACGTTGGTGACATTGTGCTTGAGTATAAATTGCACAACCTGTGGCCTGCAACAATTCCGGAGATCCCCTTAGACGGTACTGCTAGTAACCTAATCACACACCAAGTAGGGTTTAAATACGATTACTATGAGCGCAGTGGTGGTTACTCAGCACGCGGTACTGACTATTAATTTTTTAAACTCCACAAGGAGTTAGGATGGACGGACTTACCCAAATAAGTAAAATGATGGAACGGAAAGACCCCCTCATGACGTTCAAGTGGGTCGTTCTGGCAATGCCAAGCACTGGGTATCTTTTAGCTCCAGAATACGTTGAATCCATCGAAGTCCCCTTCAACAACCTAAAAGTTGAAGGGGTGTTTCGTGGAGGTGGCTATTGCTATTTCCCGGGATTCCACGATGTGTCTGCATTCAATGTTTCGTTTTATGCAGATATGTTGGGAAAATCTCTTGATTACATTATTCATTGGAAAAGCTTGGTAAAGAATTTTGGAACAGGTATCTACGCACTACCTCCTGAGTATAAACGTAATTGGACGGTAGGCTTAATGAAACCAACGGGAGAGATTGCAGTACAGATACGGCTAGAGGGTACTTGGCCGGCTGATACCGGACAACTAAACCTTAACTACAATGAATCGAGCGCATTGGTATTCAATCAAAACTTTAGTATCGATAATGCAGTAATATTATGATCGGGCTTCCCGAGTCAAACAAACCACACAGTAGGGAATATACAACATGAAATGCACAGATGAAGAACTGCTAAAAATTTCCAAAGACTCTGCTTACCACGATCTCGGAACACTCCCGTCAATGGGAATTCCTTACGGCGATAAAAATTTCAAACTGTATATAAAGGCATTTCAGTGGAAAGAGCTAAAACTACTGTCAAAAGCAGTAGAGCTTAATGAAATGTCTCACCTCCTCCGTGCGGTCGACAACGTTATCTCCGTTCCTGTTGATATTCTCTCCATTGGAGACTTTTTCTACGTCCTCCTTTGGCTCCGGCTCCATAGCATGCCTAAGAGCCCATACGTTGTCGAATGGAAGTGCGAACAACCGTACTTCACGCACAAAGAAACCAAAAAACCCCTTTTATACACGGATGACAATTGGCCTTCCGTGGAAGACCTGCGGCGTGAGTACAACGTCGAAAAGTGTGATACTGAGAATACCAGTATCGTACACATGACGGATACGGAAGTCCTAACATTACCGGAGGGTTTAGTTCTACCTTCGGATTTTGATTTTCCAAGAATGTCGTGCTATGTCGAGCGTGCTGAGGATCTTAAAGATCCTGAGATGGCACTATTAGCCCCAGGTATCCAATGGATACGTGGCACAACGTGGGCCGACAAGATTGAAAGAGCCGAAGCCAACCCCGATTTACTTGGTGAAGCTTTGGATATTAATCGTCGCGTTGTTCATGGCATTAGCGAAACTGCACAATTTAATTGCCATCGGTGCCGAATTACGCATAGTACAAAGCTTGAATTGAATGCTTTATCTTTTTTCCAGTAACCGGTGAGCGTGACCTGCTCGATATGGCTTATGAGTTGTTGAAGTTTCGCGGCTTCCAAGCAACTGATTCGACGCCGAGCATGATGCTACTATACTTCTACAGTAAGTACAAGAAAGACCGAGAGGATGCTGCTAAACAGCCAAGCAATCCGCGCGTTACACGGGCTTTTTAGTATAGTTGGGGCACGGACAGCCCACACTGGCAAGCTGGATGTCCTAAAGGAAAAATATGACGCTACCTTATTCAGGAGATATGTCTGCGACGTTAATCAACGGCGAGCTTGGACTATCCACTGCTGCACAACTCGGATTAGGTGATACTTTGCCACGTGCTTTAGCCGGCATCTCAACTGGTGATATTAGTGCTTATGACTTTTATGGAAAGTCAGGTGCGCCACCACAACCACCCGTTTATATCGGTATGTCTACTAGTGGTGTAGCAACTGAACTTTTAGTTACTTCTTTTACAGTGTATACTGTACTGACTTTGCCTTATCAGTTTACTCTCAATGCTGCCGAGAATTACTATATGTATTGGGCCTCTCCGGCAACATTAGATAAGGTAAAATTCTATGACCGAGACAGCATGTTCACCGGTGGTTGGGATGGGGCCTATAATGATTATGTTCGCACCGGTCCGGTTGAGCTGATCGTTAACAGCTTGTTATATAAAGTATATCGCACCGACTTTCCAGGACTAGGTTTATGTAATTGGGAAGCCCGTTACGACCTCAATTAAGCGGAGTAGACAATGAGCAGCTTTTTAGGTGACTACCTCGAACGCAAAAGAAAAGCGCAAGAGGATGCGTCAGCACAACGTGATTTAGAGAATTCTAGCCCCGAAGAGGTGCTGGAAGCACTCAACACGAATACTGAACATACCGCGGACCTGATTGGCAAACGCTCCGATGCAGCACAAAAGCAAAATAAATCGGTACTCGACAGCCTAGAGATTGTTGCTGAAAAGATTGAAGGTTTGGACTTTGAACCCGAACAGTCTAATGTTGACGTCGTTATTAAACGGGCATCTGATGTAGATCAAGCATCTTCTAAGATTACCAATAAAACTTTAGTTGAAATCAATCAGGCCTTAAAAGATCTGGTAGAAATCAATCAAAAGATTGAGAAAAGCGTTCGCCCCGAATTAAATAGCAAGGATGATACCTACGCTAAA